GTGCACGACCTCCCGACGTACAGCGAGGGCGGGGTCGACATCACGGCGCTGCACGAGATCCTCACAAGCGTCGACCTTGACCACATCTTCGTCGAGAAGCAGCAGGCGATGCCCAAGCAGGGCGTGTCGTCCACGTTTAAGCTGGGCTACGCCTACGGGCAAATCGTGACCACAGTGGCGCTCACAAAGACGCCCTACACGATCCTAACGCCAGCCGGGTGGAAGAAGGGCTTGCGCCTGCCGAGCGACAAGGACGCGGCGCGCAGACTGGCGCAGCAGTGGTATCCAAAGGTCGCAGACCAGTTCACACGCAAGAAAGACGAGCACCGCGCCGAGGCGCTGCTGATCGCACACTATGGGGCAATGCTAGAATGACCAACATACGCTACGACATGTCGAACGAAGAGTACCACGCGAGCGACGCGCTCAGCGCATCAGGCGCTAAGACGATCGCGCTGCAAAGCCTATTCGATTACAAGTACGCCGAGCGCGAGCATAAGGCCGCCTTCGACGTAGGGACAGCTACGCACACATTCGTGTTCGAGCCTCTACTGGCCGACACTGTCTGGTGCGGGCCGGAGACGCGCCGCGGCAAGGCGTGGACGGAGATGAAAGCCGATGCAGACGCCGCGGGCGCGCTGCTCCTCACTGACGGCGATTATCGTTTAGCCAAGGGCATGGCAGAAGCCGTCCGCGCCAACCCCGACGCAGCGCAGCTCCTCACGTCGAACATGACGTGCGAAGCGAGCGTGTTCGCGCGTGATCAGATATATGGCGTAGATATGCGTGCTCGTCCAGACGGGTGGCGCAAAGATATTGCCACGCTAATCGACTTGAAGACGACAGTCGATCCATCGCCGGAGGGCTTCGCCAAGCAGGCGGCGAACTTCGGCTACCACATACAAGATCAGTTTTACCGCAGGGTGATGACACTGGCTGGCCATGAGATTGACCGCTTTGTGTTTATTGCTGTAGGTAAGTCGGCGCCGCACAAGGTCGGCGTCTACGAGCTTAACTGGCGCACGCTCGATGAGGGCAATGCGGCAGTTAAATATGCGCTGGAGCAATACGCTCAGGCGCAGGAGACGGGCTTATGGAATTACGGGTACGAAGAGCTGCAAACTCTCGAGATCCCGCCGTGGGCCTACAAATTCACTCAGGCAAATTAAGTCAGGAGACACACATGCCAATCGAATTTACATCAGAGAGTAGCGGGAACTCTAACTTTGTCCGCGTCAACTTGCCACAGAACCGGTGGACGCTCAAAGCCGAGGGAGGCGACGAGACGATCGACATGGATCGCGGGATAGCCATTGACATCAAGAACGTCGTGTTCGGGTGGCTTCACATCGACATCGGCGTCAGAGACTGGCAGCCGTGGCCATCGCCGTCACAGCAAATCGCAAAGCCGAGCGACGAGCACAAGAAAGGCTTTGAAGTGGATTGCTGGATGGGCGACGGACGCCACGCGCAATTCAGCGGGAACAGCTACGGGCTAGGCTCATTCATCGCGAAGCTGTATAACACTGCGGAGACGATGCCAGAGTTCGAAACGCAAGTGCCCGTCGTGCAAGTCACGTCGTCGACGCCAGTCGTCATCGGCAAGGGCACGTCCTACGATGTAGGCTTCCACATTGCCAAGTGGATCGATCGCCCGGCGAAGGACGAGGCACCCGCAGCCGCTCCGGCATCAGCGCCCGCGCCTGAACCCGCACCCGCGCCAGCCGCATCCGCTGGGGGAGGCAGCGACTTCGGGTTCTAACAAAAGTAAGAACGTGCGCGGCGCTACGGCGCCGCACGCAACAACGACGCAGTGAGAGTGAGCAAAAATGAGTGAAGCATATTTTGAGAAAGTGCGAGAAAGCGCCGTCAGCGAAATCCTGACAACACTAAAAGGCGCACGCAACGAGGCATTGAACAAGGCGGCATACGCATTAGGCCGACACGCGCACCTTGGCCCAGCCAACATTGACGCGGCGGTTTCAGAGTTGCACAGCGCGGCCAAGCAAATCGGCCTCAACGACATAGAGATTAAAGCGACAATCGGATCCGGATTTAAGCGCGGCGGCGAAAACCCGAAGGTACTCGAGGACAGCGACGCCGTGCCCTACAGCGCCAGTGAGTTCGATCGCCTCATCGGACGCCTCGCAAGCAAGGAAATGCTGGTGCGCGACGAGGAAACACGCCAAGATAAGATAAAGAAGGCGCAGGAGCAGTGGGAGCGCGCGGTGCCGATCTCACGAGAGACGACGGACGCGGTGCGCCCAGCGCTGCTCTACCTAAACTCACGCGGCCTCAGAGCAAGCACAGCGGTCGACACGGCGCGGTTTAGCCCAAACGTATACGACGGCCCCGCGATTATCTTCCCGGCTGTCAACGAGGACGGCATGCTGCAAGGTATACAGGCCGTGCTACTCACGCCCGAGGGCAAGAAGCGCGAGCACAACGGCATCAGTAAATATTCACGCGGCGTCATCGCTGGAAATGTAATGCGGATTGGCGATTTGCAAGGCGACTTGCCAATATGCATTACCGAAGGCCCAGAGGACGCGCTGAGCGTACGGCAAAGCGTACGCGACGCCGCGACGGTCGTCTGCACGTTCGGCAAGGCTGGCATGGCCTCGTACAACGTCCCACGCGCCTCAGACGTCACGATATGCGCGGATCCCGACTTAGACGTAGACAAGTGCGCAGAAGTCCTCGCAGGCGACGGCAGCACCGCCGTGCACGTCGTGCGCTTCGACACCCTCGGCGTCGAGAACGTCAAGGACGCCAACGACTACCTACGAGAGGCTGGCGAAGAGGCGCTCAAGCTCGCACTCGCGCAGGCTAAGCCGGTCGAACAGGCGAAACTCGAGGCGGCGGCGACGGAGCGCAACTGGCCGACGCCATTCGAGCCAGTGGACGCGGCCAAGATACCAAAGCGGCGCTGGGTGTACGGGCACCACTACATCCGCTCATACGTCAGCGTCGTGGCCTCCGCAGGGGGCTTGGGCAAGTCATCCATGCAGATGGTGGAGGGCGTGTCGGTGGCGACAGGCAAGCCGCTGCTCGGGGAGCCCGTGCACGAGACGTGCAAGGTGTGGATCGTCAACCTCGAGGATCCGATGGAGGAGATGCAGCGCAGAATGGCCGCCGTGATGCAGCACTACGGCATCAAGGCCGACGACATCCGCGGCCGGCTTTTTCTAGACGCAGGGCGCGAGCTAAAGATGATCTTCGCCAAGCAATCGCGCGACGGCTTGGAAGTCGTCGAGGAGATCGTCGAGTACATGATTAAAGTAATCAACGAAAACGACATTGGCCTCGTGTTCATCGACCCGTGGGTCGCGGCGCTCGGGCAGATCAACGAGAACGACAACGCGGCCATGAACGCAGCCGTGGGCGCTGTCAGGGCCATCGCAGACGCGACGGATGCCGCGATCGTGCTCACGCACCACATTCGCAAGCAGAACGGCGAGGACGCGACGATCGACAGCGTCCGCGGCGCCGGGTCACTCATAGGCGCAGCCCGCGCGGCGCGCGTCCTCAATCGCGTGTCAATGGAGGAGGCGATGAAGCTCGGCGTCAGCGAGAGCGAGGCGCGCGGCATCATGCGCGTCGACGACGGCAAGAACAACCTGTCACTGCCAGCGGAGAAGGCGACGTACAGGCGCATGCTCGGGGTGCAGCTTCCCAATGAGGAATACGTCGGGGTCGCGGTGGAGTTTAAGCTGCCCGACTTATTCGACGGGGTCAAAGCCAAGCACGCACTCGAGGTGCAGCGCATCGTTGGCGCCGCCGAGGAGAAGGGCGAGCCGATGAGAAAAAACGTCCAAGCGAAAAGCTGGGTGGGCGTGGCCGTGGCAGATGTGCTAGAGTTAGACATAAACAAGAAGCACGAGAAGGCGAAGGTCAAGGCAATCGTGAACAAGTGGCTCGAGACAGGCGTGCTCAAGGAGAGCGAGTGGAAGAGCGGGCGCCATGGGCGCGAGGTGCCAGTGATCATCGTCGGCGAGTGGATCAAACGCGAGGAGGCTGGGCTGTGACTAGCGTCAAAGAGAAAGAAGAGATCATGCGCGTCGTGTACTGCGAGGCGTGCGATATGTACGAGGTCGAGTGGAACGGAAGCAACAGCCGGTGCCAGCCGCTAGACAGCGACGAGAACGTGGCGGAGGCGATCAAGGTAATCGCCGATACCATGGAAGACTTGGAGCAGTTGGAGGAGGTGCTTGGGGCGTATCTGATGCGGGATATTATGCGTCCGCACTTGCCACACTAGAGGTGTGGAGACGTGTGGAACGTGTGGAAAATAAGCCGTAAAACTCTCCACCACACCTCTAGCGTATATTATACGCTAGTGTGGGGGAACGTGAGGGGCTTATGAAAGTAGGTGTGGAGGAAGTGTGGTGAAGGAGGGGCGTAACCATGGCTAAGAAGAGTTACATTACGACGGGGAAGGCGAAGGCGCGGGGAAGAGATGCGGTTGGCAATATAAAGCCAGACGAGGATGCGCTGGTCATTAAGGCGGCTGTGTGGGGTCAGCTCGAGCCGTTGCAAAGGGTGAGCGAGGAAAAGATTAAGCGTTGGGGCGATCAGCTGCCGAAGTGCGTGCCGCCGGAAATGGCGGGGCGTTTCGAGGCGGCCTACGAAGCGCTCGAGGCTGCGGTGCTGGCGAATGATGTCGTCGCGACGCACGAGGTATGCGGGCAGCTCATCCGGGCGTGGGACGTGCTCGAGAAGGCGGCGTTAGCTGCGGGGCACGAGCCGCTCAAGGAAAGTGCTTGGTGCGTGCAGATGGAAGAGGGCGATATCATGTGCATTGCATTCCACGGGCACGCAGAGCTGCGGAAGAAGTATCCGCACTGGACAGTGTACAGCGTGAGCGACGCGTGCAGGATCCTACGGGCTGACTGGACTGCGTCGTTCTTGGACAAGGCATACGACAGCTTCCCGAATGCGAAGCTAACGAAAGTCGTGTATAACGGAGAAGACAAAGCGCCGGTCAACTGGGACTTAGGAGGAGATGATATACCGTGGTAGGTGAAGTCGGAAAAGCGAAGATGGCGAACCTCGATGTGGTCACGGAGGACGTGATCCTCGAGCGCATCGCCAATGGCGAGCACGCGAAGGATCTGATGAAAGAGTACGATATCGGGAACAAGCTCTGGTATCTCTGGATCGATAGCGTCGAAGGGCGCAGAGCTCGTTACAACATGGCACTGGAAGAGGCTGGGCACTTCTACGCGAAGAGAGCCGAGATGACAGCTCAGACAGCGACGCCAGAGATACTCGGCGTGGCGCGCTTGCAAGTCGACACTGACAAGTGGTTGGCGTCCAAGCGTAACGCAACGTATGACACGAGACAGCGTGACGTCGCGATCAACATCAGCGTCAACGACTTGCACGCGCAGGCCGCTGCGTTGCTCGGTGACGTGATCGAGGGCGACGCTGTCGAGGTGCACGATGATGGCGATTGAAGCGCGCAAACACACATCGGCGCGGCAATGCGCGGGCGCGCGTGCGCGTAATCGAACGAGCGTTCAATTGCAAGCTCGAACTACTACATCTTGTGCCATTGCGTTTTTTGCATGGCTCGATAATGCACTGCGTCGCGCAAACGCCTTATTTGTATGTCGTATGCAAGAAGTGGAATTTAACATAATCGACATTATCGGAGTGACCTATGCGCCGCGTGCATATCGGCCGCGTTTACCCCCCCCTCGAACAAAGCGGGCGGGTGCAAATGCAAAGGACGTCCCCACACACCCGCACCCCCTACACCCCCCGTACCCCCTTTAACAGAGTGTTAACATGACCCCCGAAAAAAATGATAACCCGTTCCTGACGTTGATGCGCCGCTACCACAGTGACCCCGTTGGCTTCGCCCGCGAGGTCATCGGCATCGAGCCTGACGAGTGGCAGACGGAGCTCTTGGACGCGATCGCAGCCCCAGCGGAGCGGCGCATATCCGTTCGCTCTGGCCATGGCGTTGGGAAGTCGACGGCCGTCGCGATGGCGGCGATTTGGCATGTGCTTATGCGCGTGCCCTCGAAGACCGTTGTCACGGCCCCCACGTCATCGCAGCTCTTCGACGCGTGTTTCGCGGAGATGAAGAACGTCGCCAAGCGCCTGCGACCCCCGTTTAACGATTTACTCGAGATTAAGAGTGACCGCATTGAGCTGAAGAGCCAGCCCGAGAGCACGTTTATTTCGTGCAGGACGTCGCGCGCGGAGCAGCCGGAGGCGTTGGCGGGTGTACACAGCCAGAACGTGCTCCTGATTGCCGACGAGGCGTCTGGCGTCCCGAATGCCGTGTTTGAGGCTGCGTCAGGTAGTATGTCCGGGCACAGCGCCACGACGGTGCTCACGGGCAACCCGACGCGGAACACGGGCTTCTTTTATGACACGCACAATCGGCTGCGCGAGGACTGGTACACGATGCACGTTTCCTGCGTCACAAGCCCGCGCGTGAGCGAGGATTTCGTTGAGGACATGAAGAAGCGCTACGGCGAGGACAGTCCCGCGTATCATGTGCGTGTGCTTGGCAACTTTCCCCCGTCTGAGGAGGACACGGTTGTGCCTGTGTCGCTAATTGAGCACGCGATGAACAACGAGATCCGCATTGACGACGACACGCCTGCCATTTGGGGCTTGGACGTCGCGCGGCAGGGTAACGACAGCAGCGTATTGTGTAAGCGGCAGGGGCCAGTGATCCACCCGCTGACGGTCTGGCGAAATCTCGACTTGATGCAGCTCACGGGCGCCGTGAAGGCGGAATACGATGCGCTGCCGCCGTCCAAGCGCCCGATCGAGATCATCGTTGACAGCAATGGCTTTGGGGCTGGCGTGCTCGATCGCCTACGTGAGCTTGAGCTGCCGGCGCGTGGCCTGAACGTTGCGGAGCGTTCGTCGCAGAAAGAGACGTACATCAACTTGCGCGCTGAGCTGTGGTTCAAGGCGAAGGCGTGGCTCGAGGGGCTCGACGTTAAGCTGCCCAAGGATGACGCGTTGTATGCGGATTTAGCGGCGCCCCGGTATCACTTTACCAGCTCTGGCAAGATGCAAGTTGAGAGCAAGGAGGCGATGAAGAAGCGCGGCGTGAACTCTCCCGACCGCGCTGATGCTGTTTGCTTGTCGCTGGCCAATGACCACACGACTATGGCGTTTGGTAGAGCCTCAGCGGGAAGCTGGAGCAAGCCGCTGAAGCGTAGTATTCGTGGGGTGGTTTAGAAGTTGGAATACTTCTGGAGATTTTCCGTTGCCCAGAGCGGCTGCAAGTTCAAGTAGTGAAAGCATTCGCGCTGCTGCTTTGGGCACGTTCCGAGATTTTTGAATGACGCGCACGGCTTGATGTGGTCGACGTGCCATTCGCCATAGTTTTCCCACGACATTCCGTCTTTGAATTTTGCCTCAAGGTGCGCTTTTAGCTCTACAATGCTGCACCCGAGCAAATCGATGCTGTGATTAGACTTTTTATACTGGATGTTGTTGTCGCGAAGTGAGCGGCTTATGCGCGATCGCAGGATCGACGAAAGTCTGAAATTCAAGTCCTTGTGGTATCTCTCGCGCTTTTGTTCTCTCGCTTTTTTACGCCTGTTTTCCACGTTGGCTTGCGCGTACTTTTTACGGCTCATCTTGAGCTTTTCTTCTGGCGTCAGAGAGTAGTACATTTTGCGCCATTCCTTTTTCGCTCTTTCTCGCATCATTTGCCTAAACTCTGGGTTATTTTTTCGTTTTTCCCTTAAAAACTTTTTACTTCTTTCTTTAATTTTTTCTGCGTTTTTGTAGTAGTAGTTGTTTTCCTTGCACTTTTTAGAGCAATATGTCTTGCGCCAGTTCTTCGCTGTGAAAAAGTTTGCGCATCCATCAAGCTCGCAAGCTGAAATCCTGACCTTGTTTTTTTGGCCATCTGCTTTGTGATAGTTTACGCGCCCCTTCTCGCGCATGCGTTCGACGTTGTTGTAGTAAAACGCATGCTCTTTGCATTTTACGTCGCAATATTTTTTACGGTTCTGTGCTGAAGTCGCAGAAAAAAAGTTATTGCATATTTTGTATTCACACTTCCTCAATTTCACTGTCTTTCCTCCTATGTTCTATCCCGCGGCCCCTTGACGCCGTAGCGCTTTTTGACTTGCTGCACGGCTTGGTGCGTCATCCCGAGTTCTTT